CGGAAGCCCCTGAAACACAGGAACTTCCGGCTTGTCTTTTTACATTATACCATGATTTTGTTCAACGCACAACCTGAACTATTCCTTGTTTTTCAAGGGTTCTTTGAACCGTCAGACGGTCAAAAACCCCTGAAAACCGTGGGGGTTAGTATCAAGATAGTAACGCATCAGGCGGGGATTTTCAGCACCATGCCCGGCCTGATAACCGTGGACTTCAGGCCGTTTTCTTCCATGATTTCCGGGTAACGGTTGCCCCTACCCAGATACTTTCTGGAAATACCCCAAAGGGTATCACCCTGCTTCACGGTATGGGTGATGGTGCTTTCCTGTTCCGGGGTGGTTTCCTGTTCGGGCTTGCTTTCCATCGTGACAAGCGCCTTGAAGGAATCCTTGCCGAACTTGCCGTCAACCTCAATACCAGCCGCCTTCTGGAAGGACTTCACGCCCTTTTCCGTATTTCTGCCGAACTTCCCGTCAACCTTGCCGCAATCATAGCCAAGGGCATTCAAGCGGGTCTGAAGGTCAATCACGTCCGCGCCCTGCATATAGGGGGACACGTTCTTCAGCGTCCTTTCACCCAACTTGTATTCGGTGGGCGTTTCAGGGACTTCAGGAACAGCGGGAATTTCCGGGGTTTCAGGAATCGTGGTGCTTTCGCCCTCAAAATCCATGTCCCAATTCGGACGGCCAAACCCGGCAAGGCGGGCATAATTCAGGGCATACTTCTTCTTGGCAACTGCGCCGCCATTGGCAACCACGCCGCTTGCGCTGCTGGTGTTACCTTCCACGGTATAGACGTATTTGGAATCAACATCATAAACAAGGCCAGTATGGGAAATCTGGGTCTTGTCCTTGGAATAGAAGAAAATCTGGTCGCCGGGTTCAGGGGTATCAAAAAGCCGCCCGTTGTTCTTGTAGTAGTTCCGGCTGTACTTGCATCCAGCACCACAGTTGGGTTTTCCGTAGGGCTGGAAAGTCAGGGCAAGTGCAGCTTTCATACCATAAGCCTGGACGAAACACCAATCCACAAATACATCACACCATGCAACGCCGTTCTTTCTACCATTGTAGAAGCCCAGCGCATCCAGATCACGCCCATACTTGGTATAGTTGTTGTCACCAGCGTTTCCAGTCTTGCTATCCAGATTCGCGTTGGTTTCCTTTTCCAGATAACCAACTTCAGCAAGCGCAATAGCAATTATCTTTTTCGGGTCAAAACTCATATCGACACCCCCATTTTATTATTCAGTTCATCAGGTATTGGGTTCTTCCAGTTCCGGCAGTCCGGCAATGGAAGTCAGCAGGGACAGCACACCCGCCAGCAGGGAAGCAGAACCGACCATCAGCCAGTTCACTTCAGACATAACGGCAGTAGTGCCGATGGTAGCAACCGCCGTCTGTGCAACGGTCTTGATAGCGCGGACACCTGCCGCCTTAATCCACTTCACGAAATCGTATTTCATAGCAATCACCTTTCCTTGTTCGCTTCAACCGCCGTGGGCAAACTCATGAAACGGTCATGAATGTCATCCATCACGCCGTTTTTTCCCATGTTGTGATATTGCTTCCAGCAGTTTTCAAAGTTTTCACGGGCATAGATTGGGGCATAGCCTTTTTCCATGTAGTGGTTGTAATCAGAAATCATTTGCGCCCTCAAAAGCGCCTGAATTCCTGTTTTGACCGCCTGAAGTTCTTGCCTTTCGCGTTTCAGGCGGTTCACCACATACGCAACAAAACCACCAACCAAAGAGGGAATACCCAACAGGCACAAAATCTGATAGATTGTCACGGGTTTTCTTCCTGCCTTTGCATTGTAGTGAAGAACCCGCTATACAGGCTCATATAAAGCCCATATAGCGGGTTCAGATGTTCGGACGGGGAAAAACCCGTCTTACTTTTGACCGGGGTTATTCGGCCAGTTCCGCGCAATCCAGCGCAATCAGAATTTCCTTGACCTGTTCCTTCAGCATGACAGGCACATCCGCAAAGGTCTTAACGCCCTTCACGATCAGGGTAGCATACACAACAGCCACATCTTCCACCCCCTTTCCAAGCAGCATCACAGCCGCAAGATTAAGAATCAGCGTCCAGAAGCTGTTCCACAGCTTCACGCAGATTTTCAGGAACATCTTCAATGGTTTTCAGTCCCTTCCGAATCAGGTTCGCGTAAATCTTCGCCATATCTGTTCACCCCTTTACATCGTGGCAATCATTTCGTACACGTCGCAAAGTGCAAGCTGGGTGTTGGTAATATCCATTTCCAGCGTTTCATTGGCGCGGATCAGCAGATGAATGTATTCATCTTTGGTGTATTGGGTCAGGGAAAATTCATATTCAGTTCGTTCACCCTGTTCATCCTGAACGGTGACTTCCTGAATGTTTTCCGCAACCCATACGCTGTTTGCATCCACAACCACGGCTTCAGGGGCAACCGCCGCCCGAACACGATCATGTTCAATCATGTGATACACCCTTTCTTGTTCTGAATTTCGTTGATGTAATACGCCGCCACATAGGGTTCAAGTGGCTTGCCGTATTTCTCATATAAACGGTAATGGTCACACGGTTTCAACCATCCCTTGTAGGACTGACAGGAACAGTATTCCGAATAGGTCATATTCCCGCCATTTTCCATCTTCCGGCGAATATGCAGCATCCGGCGCTTGTAGCTGGTACAGGTGGACTTTCTAAGCAGCGTATATTCCAAGAAGGAACGATACCCAAGGTAATCCACACCGCGCACATACGTTGGGAATACTTGATAATTGTCCTTCAGGGTGATTCTCAAATTGCCTTGGAAGTATGCGTCAATCTGCTGACACAGATCATGTAAATATTCCTTGGTTTCACCGAAAATCACAATATCATCCATGTAACGAAAGTAATGCCGAACATGCAGCACTTCTTTCATGTAGTGGTCAAATTCGCTGAAATAGAAGTTCCCGCCATATTGGGAAAAGTAATTGCCGATGGGCAACCCAATTTCCGAATTCAGGTAACGGGCTTCCCTTTCTTCCGGGGTTTCATGCCTTCCGCGAATGTACCGGGTCAGCAATGCGGGGTTCAGATCACCCACATTCTTCAGGCGTTCCCGGTCATCTGCATCAGCGGTTTCAATGCTGTCAATCACTTCATCAATGAACCAAAGCAAATCTTCATCCTTGAACAACCGTCTGAACTTATCCTTCAGAATTTCATGGTTGATGGATTGATAAAAGTGCTTTGCGTCTATTTTCAGGCAGTATTGACAGCCGGGAACGTCACCCCGCATGGCCGCTTGAACACGGTCAAGACCAAGGTGAATTCCACGGTTTGGAATGGCTGAAAATGTATCAAAGATTAGGTTATGAATCAGATACGGTTCAATCACCTGTATAACTGCCCATTGTGCGATTCGGTCAGGGTAATAGGGCAGTTTGTACAGATCACGAATCTTGCGGCCTTCCTTGCGCTTCTTCAGGGTATATTGGGATGTATGATAGGTGTGGTTTATCAGGCTTTCTTTCAGGTTCTTCAGCATTTCGCCGCCCTGTTCTATGTCCAGATCAACCGCCCGAACTTCTTCATACCATCCTTTGCCCTTCCGGGCGTGTTGGTGTGCAAGCAGCAAATTTTCATCCGTGATGATTCTTGAAAATAAGTTTCCGTGTAGCTTCATACCGTGAAACCTTCGTATGCACGAAAAGCCGAATCTTCATCAACAAAGGATTACCAACACGGCTATTCTGAATTTTGATGTTTTGCCAAGGGGCAGGGCAAGCAGCTCCCACAGTATATGATAAACACCCCCTGATACCATTTCAGGGGGTGTTTATGTCGTGCATTTGCTAAGTGGCTGCTGATATTCCGATTGCGATTACCCGGTGTATTGTTCACATTCCAGTTGAAAGTACCTGCATTCGTACCATTATTCCAATTCGTACCTAATTGGGTGATTAAGAAACCTTGAAATATTGGCTTTTTTTCAATCAGGCGCTTGGTGGTATGAGTGAAGAACACCGAAAACCTTCGGTTCTGCTTGCCCATATAAACGTTTAGGCCGTCACGCCCGGTACATACGCCAAGCGGCCGCCGACATTCCGACCGCGAGCACCCGGCGCATTGCTCACATCCCAGTAGAAAGCACCCGCAGCCGCACCATAATCCCAACGCGCACCCAATAGGGCGATAAAGAAACCCTCATAGGTGTGATTCTGCCAGAAGTAATCACCTACGGGAACAGAAGAATTCGCGCCGTTGCCGTTCACTTCAGACGGGAAGAACAGCCAGTCAAATTCTTCATTGTAGGCCATAGCGGAAACATAGCCGTTGGCCTTGGCAAGCGTGATTCCGGCGTTCTTGTACGGGTCAGCAGTCGTGCTTTCCGTGAAGCCGTGGTCAGCAACATACAGTTCATGCTTGCCGTAGGCGTAGATGTTCAGGCCATCAACGAACTTCCAGATGTTGCCCCACAGGTTTTCTTCACCACGATAGGTGACAATCTGAATGCCGTTGGCATTGCTCACGTTGCCGGAAGCATTGCCAAGGGTCGCAGTTGCACCCGTGTTCTCGCTCATGTTGGTTGCGCCGTCATCAGTCTTGGAAACGTTGCCGTTGCCAATCTTGGACTGCGTATTGAAGGACGCATATTCCACAAGGAAAAGAAGCTGACTTGCGGAAACCAGCGCTGCATAGCTCTGATACCAACCCGCGCCGCGATTTTCGGCCAGCTTGCCGCAGTTGCGCCGGGTCAAATTCTGGGTCAGGCCGGAAATGGGCTTGGCGTTGGCAATGGAACACAGCTTATCAGCGGCAAAATCCGCAACCTGTGCGTCATCCAGAATATAGGCAGAAGCAGAAGCATCATACAGCGTACCTTCATAGGCAGACAGGTACACATAATCCTTTTCAACTCCGTTGTGAATGAAGGCCGGGTGCAGCTTGAAGCCCGTCTTGGGGGTGTCGCTCACATAGTAACGCGCCTTGCGCATGTGGTAGCCCTTACCGCCTTCCACCTTTTCAGTCACCAGCGGAACAACCTTGTAATAGAAACGGGGCTGCTTCACCATCGTCTGAACCAGCGTTCCAGCCGGATAGGTAACGCCCTCATTGGTCACAGCGCCTTCAGCATCCACTTCACGACCAATGGTCACGGAAGTCAGCAGCTTGCCCGTTTCGGAATAGGCCGCTTCACCATGCTTGGCAACTTCAACACCGTCATCAGTCAGGTTGCAGCGGTAACGACCACCAAAGGCGTTGATGGGGTCAAAACCAGCGCCGCTATTGCGGCCAACAGCACCAGCAAGGCGGGTGAAGGTCTTGTTCACAAAGTCCACTTCAACGCCGTACACGTCACCTTCCGAATAGCCCACAAAGCCCTTCAGATTGGCAATTTCGCTCTGAAGCTCCTGAACATCTGCAAGGGACGCATAACCAGCCGGGTCAAGGGTGATGGTCACATTGTTGGCATTGCCAACAGTAATGACGAACTTGAACGTTGCGCCGGAAACGGTAATACCGTTATACGGGGGCATATAACCGGGGGTGGTCGCACGGGCAACCGCATACAGGATTTCACCTTCATCCGGGTCATTGGCAAAAATGCCGATGGTCTGAATGTTGTAACCCGTGGTCAGTTCGGTGTTGTCCAGCGCACCTTCAATCATGATGGACATGGTGTTCAGCACCGTTTTCCTCGTGATAGGGGTGGTCTGCTTCACGCCGCCCAGCGCAGTCAGCGCCGGAATCTGACTTTCAGAATAGGCCGTGCTGGAAAGTTTGATGTTGGTGAACGTACAAAAGCCCGTTCCCTGCATCAGCTTCGCCATCAGCGCCTGACCCTTGTTCGTGATTACGAAAGAGGAAAATTCCATGTGTTTTTCTTCCTTTCATCAGGTAATTTCAATGATATTGGTGAAGCTGCTGCCCATTCCGATAGCAGCAACGCCAGAAATATCAATGTTTTCGTTCATGCTGTCAGTCAGGAACAGCGTATTGGTTACGCTGTGACCCGCTGCCGTTCCAAGGTCAACCGGGATTTTCTGTTCTTCATGCAGATCACCCGTCAGGAACAGGGTGTTGGTCATGCTCTGTCCAACAGCAACCCCAACAGGAACGGGAACGCTCTGATTCTCGTTCAAATCGTTGGTCAAAAGAAGATTGCCCGTAATGCTTGCGCCCACGCCATAACCCAAGCGTGTTTCACTCTGACCCTTGATGATGTTCACCGAATGAATCACCAGATTACAGGGAATCATGGTCTGAATCAGATACGCAAGGTCATTCACTTGGCCGGGAAATTCCAGATTGGTAATGATTTCGATTTCATAGGGGCGATTCGTTGAAAGGATAATTTCAACTTCTTCATTCCCCTGAATGGCAATGATTTTGTTCTTCAGCGCGGTCATGGTGTACGGGGTTATATCGTTCCAACGGGTCATGATTGCACTTCGTCTGGATTCAAGGGAATCCCCCTTGGCGGGGGATATGCCAAGAATCTTTTCAAAGCGCTTCAAACCCATGTCCGTTGCCGTCTGAATGAACAGTTCATTCACCATTGAATCCGCTTCCTGTGCCGCCAAGGTGAATTCAGGGTTTTCCGTTTTCACCAATTCGCACATTTCGCGGAAGTCCTGAAGGAAAGGTGGAAGGTGCTTCCACAGGTCAACATTACGCGCCATTCGTCACCGCCCCAATCACGGGAATTTTGTTCCCAGAAATAGACAGGTTCGCCGCCGTGCCGTTGATCTTCGTTCCAGTCACGTCCACAATGCCCTTCACGGTCAGAAGCCGGGTTTCAATCTGCGAAATTCTGACAACCGTGGGATTGTTCATATTTTCGATTTTTCCCCAGCTTTGACGCAGTTCCAGCAGATAGGCGCTGATGTTTTCTTCAATCGCCGCCTGAGTGTTCGCCCACCCATACCCCACATCAAATTCAATGATAGTGGAAATGTTCACAGGCTGTTCTTCAGCCGTGTCAACGGTCACAACATGGCCGATGGGTGCAACACCAAGCCCCTTGCCGTCCTGATACGGGTCAATTTCATTCTGAACTTTTTCAATCAGGGTCGAACTTGCCCGGTTGAATTCGCTGTCCAGAATGGTCAGCTTCACCGTTCCAGCGCCATTCCAAACCGCTGTCACTCTGGTTGCACCAACACCTTCAATGGAATTGGTCTTGTCAAGATAATCCTGAACGTTGCCCCCATAGCCCTTGTTCTGGAACGCTGCAAAATAGCGGGTTCTCAAATCTTCGGTGTCCTCTTCTTCCTCGCCGGGAATCAGAAGTTCCGTCAGGGTTGCCGTTTCCAGTCCGTCAATGTAATCAATGGGAATCAGCGTCCCAAAGTTCTGATTTCCGGCTGTTCCAGGCGTTTCACATTCCACGCGCCAAGCGCCTTCTTCTCCTTCAATGCGTTCAACCACCACATAATTTAGCTTATTCAGGCTGAAGCGTTGGTTGGTCACGTCAATGGTTGCTGGGGTAAAAATGCCCTTCAGCACCGCGCCGCTTGCTTCATAGGGAATAATGCCGCGCTCTGCGCAGCGGCGAATCAGGTATTCCCTTTCCTGCGTATCGGCAAAGCTCTGATTCAGCGTATAGTCAAGACACATATACAAGAATTCCAGTTCAAGTGCTGCCGGGGAAAGGGCATCCCAGATCACCGAACCTTCCCGCTTGTCCATATCATCAGGAATGCGGTCAAGCATCCGCTGAATCAGTACATCATAGGTCATAGCTTCAAACATCAGATATTCACCACCTTTTCCGCATCAATATCACCGTGGATGGTGTGAACGGTGAACGTGCAATGAACCTTTCCCATTTCGGTTTCAAATTCAAAGCCGTCCACGCTGTTTATTCTGCTGTCCCAAGTCAGCGCTTCAGTAATGCACCGCTTGATTTCCGGCAGAACATAGGTCATGGGCATACCAATCAATTCATTCAGTTCAACACCGTAATTGTTGGAATATGCCCCATATTCAAAGCGTTCCGTGTTCAAAACCTTATATATGGCCTGTTTCATGGCTTCCTGTCCATCGGTATAACCAATGATTCTGCCGTTCTTCAAGTCCATAGCGTAGGTTTTGGTGGGAAAAATCACGAATTCAAATTCGTCATCAGGGAAACTGTTTTGGGGAATCAAGCCCATGTTTTACACCACCCTATCCCAAACCAAGTATTGCTGACCGCCCTGCAAGCGCAGAAGAACAACGTGTTCACCAAGGGTCAATCCAAGGTGAACGCGCATCTTCTTCCGGCCTGAAATCCCGTGCCGATGGGCAAGGTTGGTATAACCTGTGAAGGAAGGGGGAATATCATGGGTGTGAACGGGGTCGCCGCCTTCCATCGTTACCAGCATTTCTTCTTCCGTACCAATGCCGTGACGGTGGGTTTTTAATGCGCTTTCCGTAGACCAATCAACAGTTACATCAATATCGTGGTCGGTTACGTTCCGGCTTAAAATAAGCTGTCCCATTCCAAGGGTCATTTTCTGTTCAACACAGATCATCAGCGGGTTTTCCTGAACCACCGTTCCAAAGGCAACGTTCACGGGCTTTGCTGCTTCCATTGCTTGCAAAGCAGCCTTTTTCATGCTTTCAGTCAAATCAGGCAACGAATTCACCCCCTCGCAGGGTCAAGGTCATGGTGTGTTCATTGTCTTTGAACTTATGGTCACACTTTTCAACCATCATGAAGTTGTCAAGTGTCACATCCCCGATGTTCAGCCGAACCACAACATAGCTTCCAGCCCGAACCCGAACATCACCTAAGGCGGTAATCTTCAGCTTCTTGGTCTTGGAATTGTACAGGGAAAGCAGGGCGTTGGCCTTGTTCTGGGCATTCTGCGTGTCGGAAATCGCTTCATAATACTGAAGTGTACCCCATTTCTTCATAGTCCCTTCCTTGTCTTGGGCTGTGAAGATTTCGCGCTTGCCGCTTTCGCTGTCCTCATATACCAGCTTGATTCTGTTATAGGTTTGGTCATCAATGCTGGAAGTGTAATCGAAATTTTCACCCGTTTCAGCGTCAATCACCAATCCCACAACCATTCTTTCAGCAGCGGTCAGGGTCAGTTTTCCGGCCTTATCATACAGAACGTACATGTTCCCTGTATTGGTTAGGGTAATATCAAGGGATGTTTGCATCATGTCAAGCAAAGTGCTGTTTTCCTCAATGCGTGAAGGAATCCAATAGTTGGTATATTCGATTTCCCCAAGCTGAAGGCCATAGTCATTTGCTATCATTTCAATAACGTCTTTCGCCGTTATCCGTTCAAAGACATAGGTATCTTTGTTCTTCAGGTATCGCATTTGGTCATAGGCGGTCAGGCTCAAATCAGGATTCTTGTTCCGGCTCTGCTTGAACAGGAATCCATAAAAGATTTGTTCCCCGTTCACCTTCAGCATCACGGGGTTTCCTTCTTCAATTTTCAAAGCGCTGTCCTGAATCACAGAAAAGGTGATTTTTCCGGGCGCACCTTTTCTTTCCGTAATCCAATGAATTTCATCCTTCACAACGGGGGTGTAAAGGGTTGAACCATTTTCAATCAAAAGTTCAATGGACACCCGAACACCCCCTTATTTCTTGGAAACAACAGCGTATTTCGTGCCGCCGCTTTTCTTCACGGTGCTTTTCACGCTGCTGGAAGAACTGGTGGCCTTTTTCATAAAATTTGTGATTGTGTTTTTCACGCTGCTGACCACCTTGGAAATCGTGTTTGCAACGCCGCTTGCAACCTTGGAAACCGTTTGGACAGCCTTTTTCACCGTTGAACTCGCAGAACTGGAAGAAGTGGATTTGGAAGAAGAACCGCTGGAAGAACTGGTGATTTTCTGCTTGGTTGCGCCGTTGTAGCCCACACCGTCAACATAAATGGTGCCTTTCCAGTTGTTTCCTGCTGCCTTCGTGATTGCGTCTGCCGGACTGCTTGCCTTTACCGTCACAACACCCATTCCAATTATCTGAACTTTATATGACTTTTGAGAAGAACCAGAAGTTTTCTTAGAAGAACCACCGCCAGAAGAACCGCCGCCTGAACTGCCGGAACTGGTGGACGGGGTTGGATTCCAGATGATGGGTCTATCCTCGTTCACAATGATGGGGGCAGTTGGGGACGGAATTTCCACAGAAATTGTTTTCGTGGCGTAATGCTTGTATTGCTTCAGGGAAATAGCAACTTGCAGATCAAAGCCATTCTTGGCTTCTTCTGTGATGGTGTAATCTTCAAGCGATACGGTCATATTCGTATCAAAAAGGGCTTTCCCGGTGGGCATACACCTGGAAAGGATGAACTGAAAAGGCGCTTTGGCCTGTTTCAGTTGTTCAAAATAATCCAGATACGTTGAAGCCCCAACGAACTTCCCGTCACCATACCGCGCAAACGGATAGCTGACTTGGGGAATCAAAAGGGTGAACTGAACATCTGTCAGCCCGGCGGACTTCAGAAGGTTCAGTTCACCATCATTGATAAGGTTGATGGTCTTGTTCTGGTTATTGATTGCCATAGAAATTTTGGAAGGGGTAATGGGCATCAGCATTTTCCCCAAGTACAGATCATACGCCATTACTCATACACCCCTTCAGCAACCATTTCAAGGCGTTCCGCAACCTGATCTTCAAGGTAGGAAACCACACCATCAAGGTCAAGGTCAGATTCAATTTTGTTGTTCGCCGTGAATTCAATGTGCAGTTCAGCCGTGGTGAACTGATTGATAACTTCACGTTCAGCCAATTCACGAATCTTCTTCATGTCAGCATCGGAAACTTTGGCTTCGTAATCCTCATTATTGACATTCATCAAATCTTCAATTTCATAGCCGCCGAACAACTGAATTTCGTTCCAAGCCGCCTTGTTCGCCGCCTGATATTCAATATCAAACAGCTTTCCAGCAGCCCTTTCCACTTGCCCGGTCATATCATACAGGGCGTTGATATAGCCAAGGCCGGACATTTCACCGAACCCGTAAAATACACGGGACGGGGAATGAATGGCAAGGCGTGTACTTGCAGCGGAAGCCGCCGCACTTGCCAGCGCCCTTGCTGCCGCCTGAACTGCGCCAATCTGACTTCTGATACCAGCAGCCATGCCGCGCCCGATGTTTGCACCCATGCTGTAACCAGCACCATAATTCACAATGGAATTACCAGCTGCAACAACCTGATTGCATACCGCCATCATTGCGGCAATCGTGGCCGCGCCCGTTGCCTGAACCGCAGCGGTCACAGCGCCCACATTTTCGGTGATACCCTGCGCCAAGCCCAGATCAACATACATACCCTGTTCAATGGCGAATACAGACGGGGACTGAACACCAAGCGCAGCACCAAGGGCGGCAACGGTAGCCGTGCCAACGGTGGAAGCGCTGGTTTCAGCGGTAGCGCTGTTATTGGTGATACCATCAGCCAAACCCTGAATCAAATAATCACCAAAGGAAGTTGCATCACCATTTTCAACGGCCTTTTGCGCTGCCTGTGTGAAATCAAGCAGTTCAATAATACCGTCAAAAGCGCCATCAATCGCGGAAAAATCAAGGTTTTCCGTTACCGTATCGCTGGAAAGAATGGTTGCAATGTAATCGGCCAAGGGGTTTTCGGAAAGGTTTCCTGCCGCCGTGGTCAAGTCACTATTAACACGTTCATTCAGAATGTCAATCCATCCTGCATTGTTCATGAACATGTTATCCACAGCCCACATAAGCTGTTCCTTGGTATCATAGCCAGATTCGTTCATATAACCAAGGTCAAAGGCTTGGCTATACATGGATTTCATCAGGCCGTTCCAATCAGCTTCAGCAGCCGCTCTGTCCGCATAAGCGCCCCAATCAAATCTGAGGGCTTGCTGAAGGGTTGCCATCAGATCATATTGCTGTGCGGCAGTTTCAAGCTGTTTTGCCGCTTCCGGGTACTGCGCTGCCATGCCATTGAACAAATCGCTGATAGCCGTGGAATAGCTCTGCTGTGCAGCAGAAATATCAATATCACGGGCGGTTTCAAGACCCTTGATTTCTTCAAACCAAAGGGCGTTCTGTGCGCCGTCCTGCGAATGCTTGATTTTATCCTGCAATTCAAGGATTTTCGTGGCATAGTCATTGTTGATTTGCTCAATGGTGGTGCTTGCCAATGCGCTTTCATAGGCAAGACCCGTATTGAACATATCGGTTGTACCCCAACCCATTTTCACAGATTCGCTTGTCAACCTTGCATCTTCCGTGGCTTCATTGCCGTTCAAAATGTCAAGGGCGCTTTGAATTTGTTCAATTTGGGAAAGGGCTTTGCTTACGCTTTCTTCATCGAAAGAAATTTCGATACCAGCGGCAGAAGTGATAATTCCTTCCAGCTTGGAAGGAATTTGGTCAAGGTAGCTGATAAGCAACAGAATACCAGCGCCAGCCGCAACGCCCCAGAAAGTGGGACTGCTGAAGAAAGCCTGAAGGGAAGCACCCCATGTAGGCGCGTTGGTGATAATCGTCTGAATACCCCCGGAAATCTTTCCGACAGCTTCAACCGTTTTACCAACACCCGTCAGAAGTGGGCCTGTCAGCGCAAGCGCACCAAGCACTTCAAGAACCTTGGTTTGGTCGGTTTCGCTCAAAGCATTGAAGGATTCCAGCAGACCATTCACACAGTCAAGGGCAGGCTGAAGGGCGGTCACAAGGTTGTCACCGAAATCAGCCATTGTATTTTGCAGCTTGTTCCCAAGCATAGCGTTCTGACTTTCCTGTGTGCTGTAACGCTTCCCGGCTTCAACAGCAAGGGCGTTCACGTCAACATCCTGCATATAGGCATCATAAGCCATTTGCAGGGCTTGGCTGTACAGATCACTATTACCAGCCATAGCAGCAACCAAGTTGGAAAGGCGAATTTCGGTAATGCCCATTTCATTCAGCATGGAAAGGGCGCTTTGCTGTCCGCTTGCGTCCAGATTTCCAAGGCCAACAAAGAAATCAAGCATACCCTGCGCCGGATTATCAGCCCAATCCGTTCTGAATTGGTCAGCGGTTTTGCCCGAAACTTGGGCAAATTTCTCCATGTCCAACCAAGATTTACCAAGCTGTTCAACGTAATCCGTAGTTACACCCAATTCCTGTGCAACGCCCAGAAGGTTTTCTTTGCTGCTGATGAAATAGGAGAAATCAACGGCGTTTCCGTATGTGCCGCCAAGAAGGTCATAGGCATCAGCGCCCAGTTCAGCCGCAAGCTGCATGGATTTCATCAGCTTGCTAGCGGCAGAACCGCCAGCTTCAGCATTGATACCAGCGCTGGAAAGTGCAGCAGAAAGGGCAAGGATTTCCGTTGAAGTGAATCCGGCAAGATCACCCGTGGAAGCCATACGGGTTGCCATTGCAAGAATTTCGCTTTCAGTCGTGGCGAAATTGTTGCCCAATTCAACGATAACGCCACCCACACGGGCAACGTTTTGTGTGCTTTGTTCAGTCAGGTTCAAAAAGCGCTGCAAATCTGCCGCGCCTTCACCGCCCTGAATATTTGTGGATTCCTGCAAATCGGCGTATGTCTTGGTGAAGCCAAGAAGTTCTTCTTCAGCAACACCCAACTGACCCGCCATTTCCATAATCCCGGCCAGATCAACGAATCCCACGGAAGTTTCCGTTTCGGAAAGCTGAAGCATACCGTCATACAAGGCTTGGTATTCTTCTTCAGTTGCTTCCGTGGTTTTTCGTACACCAGCAAAAGCGCTTTCATAGTCCGTTGCTGCCCCGTACATACTTTTTCCAAGAAGAACAAGGGGTGTAGTCAGGGCAAGCGTCATCTTTGTTCCAACATCAGCAATCTTCTGACCCGCCGTTTCACAGTTCTTTATAAAAGTGTCCCATGAAAAACCGTTTGCCTTGGATTGGCTTGTGTCGAAACTGCCTTGCAAGGATTCAAAGGAAGATACCACTTCATCCAAATTGCCTTTGATTGTGGTCAGTTTGGACGAAATGTTATCTACCAAAGAAACCGTGCTGCTGATGGTTGCCATTGCTTAACCCCCTTTCCTCAAGGATTTAATCTTTTTGCGTTCCTTTTCGTCTGCTTCAATCCGCAGATCAATACAGGCGATTACAAACGCTTTTTCCTGCATATCCATACTGACAAACTGTGAAGGGAGAATGTGCAGCTTGTGAAGCGCATAATACGCATAGTTCGCTTCAGCATCCCCTTCATTTATCAGTTTTTTGCTTCTTCAACCTCGGAATCCATTTCCTTATCAAAGCCGGACTGTTCGCGGATGAAGTTGGAAAGGTCGATAAACTCGGACGGGTTATCCACCATTTCCTTCAGCAGCGCTTCCGGGGTTTTCACGCCGTAGGAATCCTGAAGCGCAGCGTCAAACAGGTTGGGGAAAACGATAGCCGCAACCATCTGCTTGACCATATAGGCGTTGGTGTCAATCTTCTGCCGGAAAAGACCCTTGCGGCCAGCAACGGGAACTTCCTTGGTGCATTCCTCACGAATGCGTTCATCCTCCACAGTAGTCAGGGGCTTGATTTCCCACAGAACCGGGTTGCCTTCTGCATCCACAAAGGATTTGGAAGCAGCATAGAAAGCGTTGGCACGTTCCTTCTTGTTCTTCTTCAGGAAAACAGACAGATTGGACATTTCAAAAAACCTACCTTTCAAATTGAACTGAATTGAAAACACCCCCTGAACCTATCAGGGGGTGTTGAAGGGGTGAAATTACTTCATGCCGTCCAGCAGCGTGAAGGTTTCGGGCATGGTGAAATCCTCGAAAGTGCCGTCAATATCTTCATCCAGATATTCACCGTCAGCATCAAACTTGGCAAGAATGCCGCCGTTGATGTTGCAGTCAATGAAAACCACGGTCTGACGGCCAGCAGCGGAAGTGGGATCTTCATTCGTGACCTGAATTTCAAAATACACGTCCTCGCCCGTGTTCTTGTAACGCAGCATCAGTTCACGGAAGATGGACTGGTTGTAATGCGCAGTACCAGAGAAAGTGCCCTTCCAACCAGCGGACTTGTTACCCTCGCCCGTCTTGCCCAGAATCGGCACATTCATCTTGTTCTTCTCAAACTTCGCTTCAAAGTTAATCATCTGCATCATGTTGTAGCGATTGCCCTCAATGGTGACAAAGCATTCAGCCAACTTCGCAGAAACGGCATCCTTGCCTTTCATGATGATGTTGTTCAGCATTTGAATTCACATCCTTTCTTAGCCGACCACACAGGTCATATAAAGCTGTGCCATAGCGTTCACAACGGTAATGGCATCCTGTACCACAACGGAACGCTTGGTGTCGCCCTGCTCAACCACAACGGCGTTTTCGTCAAAGTTTTCGATAGCGCCGATACGGGCAAGCTCCTGATGGTGCTTTACAATGTCAGTCCACAGGGAAACACGGCCAGCCGCATTGTTAGGAATCCTGCCCAGATACTTAGTATTGAACAGTTCCGCAATGTCATTGGCGATACAGTCAATGACACGGATGGTCTGATTTTCCTTGAACAGATCATTCTTGTTGGCGATGGTGTTGACAAGGCTGTTCACGTCACACAGAACGCGAATATCAGCGCCGACACGGTGCAGGGTGAACTTACCAGCGTCAATGCAGCCTTCAAGCTGTGCCTGAGTGTACTTCACATCAACGGTGAATTCACCATCATACACGGTGTTCAGGGCAGAAGCATTGATAGCCGTGCCGGCCACAATGCCAGTCACCCAATACACAAGGGAAGCAGCGTTTTCGCCCTCGTCGGTGACAAGGTTTTCAACGTTGACAACGCCTTCATGGTCAGCAGCATTGCGGAACACAACGGCCTGAAACTTCACGCCCATTTCGTCACGCATACGCTTAGCGAAATTGGCGTACAGGTCATTCACCTTAGTTGCGCCCCCTTCGCGCTCATCAGAAACAACACCAATGGCGTTGAAGGAATAGGCTTCAATCAGGTCAATGAACGCCTGATGATGTGCCGCCGTCACGGTGTCGGTTTCGCCGCCAGTCATGGGAAGGCCAGCGGTCAGCGCAAGTTCAGCATCCTTCTTGAAGGTGCAATAGTCATTGTCCACCAGTTCAGCCGCAGCACCAACGGTTTGACGGTCAACCACAGCGCCATCAAAGACGGTGGAAACGTCAAACTTCCTCGTGTCATCCGCATTGGTGGTGATGATGGTAGTCAGGGCATTACCACGCGCACCCGCATATTTCGCGGTAGCGTAGGTATTCGCGGCCTTGCCTGTGCCGCTGTTCAGCTTATAGGCATACAGGGTGTGAATGTTGCGGAACAGATCACGCAGACCCTTCACCTTGTTATGGCCGTACTCATAGCCAAACAGCTTCAGGCTGTTCTTTTCAAAGTCCGCTTTGGTCACGGTGAACACTTCACCGTCAACGCCCCAATCCAGCGCCAGACCGAAAGCAGCAACACCACGGTCAGACACGTTGGAAGTAGCCATAGCCAGCGAAACAAAGTTGATGTAGCTGCCGGGAAGTTTCTTATTCTGGGCAACAAAGATACCGCCGCCAAGTGCCATATTACTTCACCTGTCCTTTCATGTAGTTTTCCAGAATGGAATTGATTTCGGAATCAGTATAGGTCTTGCCGTCATCCAGCAGGAAGCCCAGCGCATCACGGCGCATCTGATACCGTTTGGAATGAAGAATCTGTTCCTTGATGAAAGCCGGGGCTTCAACGGCAGGAACAGAAACATCAGGTTTCTTCGCCATTTACGTTTTCCCTCATTTCAAGATTTTCCATGTTATCCTGTTCGGCTTCCACCTTCCGAACAAAGAAGTTGTAGTCCACGGAAAAAGCAAGAACCCCATCTTCAACGTGGGGGTTCATGTTCGTTCCGCGCACCAGATCACCAGAAACGGTGATATATTCCAGAATTGAAAATAACTTTTCAATCATGGCATTTGTTTCCGAATAGTCCCCCGTGGACTTGGGGAAATAGTAAACGCACATGGGGTGTTCCCGGTAATACCGATTCCCCAAGAACTGCGTTTGCTTGGGTCGAACACAGATCACGGAAAAAGAACCGGGGGTGATTCCCTGTTCGGTGTTATCCGTAAAATAGGGGTATTCTTCCCGAAAATGGTCATGCAGGGCGGCAACAATGCCGTCAATCACTTGCTGAATCATCAAAACACCGTCCTTAAAAATGTGTCCAACATGGGCTGAAGAATTGTGGGGGCAATGGCTTTCAACTGTTCTTCCGATGTACGCAAGAAGAATTGACCATTGACCCATGAAGCCTTCAGCCGTTTCCCGATTGCGGGAACGTATCGTCCCGGCGTTTGCCTGTGACCGTATTCCACATAGGACGCATAATAGACCGGGTTGGTGATGGTGATTGAATAGAAGCCTGAACCTGTGCGCTGAACGCCCAGCGTCATAGCGTAGGCCATGCCGTCAGCACCTTCAACGCCGCCTGTCCAGCCCCGGCGCAATGTACCGCCTTGGCTGACCGTTCTTCCGTCAGCATCCTTCGTACCCGTTCCAACGGGTGTTCGGGGAATGACCAAGGCAAGCAGCCTTCCGGCCATTGCCTGTGTAGCTGCCTGAAAGAATTTATCTCGTTGAATTCCGTTCAACTGTTCAATCTTCTTGGCGAATTCTTTTAATTCGCTGCAATCAACCTTTACGCCCATTTCTGGAACAACTCCAAGTTGATTTCCTGATGGTTGGTGAAGATTGCGGGGGGACTGCTGTATGTGTACAGTGTTGTTTTCCCGTTCTTCTGTGTCACAGCAATCTTGCTTCCGGCAGGAATTTCCACATCCGGGGCAAGCAGCAGCTTCACATTCTGAACCACCTTGGACACCACACCATCATTTTCATTGGGTGCATTAGAAGATTGAACAGAATTGAAATGGGACAGCTTGCAGGGCAAATTTTGGATGGTGACTTCTTCCCTGAAGCCCGTGCTTTTGTTATCCCTTATATAAGGCTTTCTGACCGTCACCGTGGCGCGGTCATGCCATAACAAGGAAAGAACATTAGTCACCACTTCAGCCGCCTATATGACACGAATTGAGCGCGTCCGGCCAGCAGATAACCAATGAAGGTATCAAACCGCTGTTCGGGGGATTGTCCGGCATCGGTAGCCCAGACAATATTCGTGTCACCTTCCTGAAGGGATTTCAAAACGGGTTCAAAGTTCAAAGTCAGTCCATCCACCTGACCCATGTTTTTCTTGGTCATCAGGAATTCAGCCACAATCAAGCCCGTTGCACATTGATAAAGGCCATTTGGCACACGGGACACATTGCAGGAATTCAGGATTTCTTCATTCACCCTTTGAGTGGAAAAGGTCAGAATAATGGAATCCGAATCCTGAAACGTGTACCCAAGCGCCTTCAGCAGATCAATGACACCCTGAAGGAAGGGCGCGGAAAACATAGCTTGTAGCGCCGTATTTTCGGTATACTGTTCCATCATGTACCGCGCCCCCTTTCATTAACCCTTGGTCAGAATACGGGCAATGGGAATGGCCTTGTGGTTGATGTAGGAACGCTGTGCAGCTTCCGCTTCACCAGAATGAACCAGCGTCCAGTTCGCGCCGTTCTGAAGTTCGGCAGAAGTCGGGGAAAGAGTGGCCTGATTGACCTTTTCATAGGAAAGACCAAAGGGCGCAAAGCACTTGCGCTGACGGGTATACAGGGTGTCCTGACCTCCGTTGGTCTTGGGGTCACGCGCCATCTCATAGGGAACCTTCGCGCCGATGTTCTCATAGGAAATAGCACCGTTGCCCAGAACATAGGTGGTATACACCGGGTCATCACCAGTAGTGTCAACGGGCATGGAATCGTCAATGACAACCACCTTGCCGTTCCAAGTGGCAATGCCCAGATCACGGGTCACGCCGTCCTTATCGGTGTACTTCAGGTATTCCAGAAGGCGCAGATTTTCAAGGTTGGTGGAAACATCGGAGTGCATGAACACCAGCGTGAACTTCTTCTTGTTCGCGCCGCAAGCCTTATTGCAGCCCGTGTTCAGGGTGGTTGCGGTCATCAGGCCATCACCAACGGCGGAAACATCGTGGGTGTGGTTGGTGACGAATTCAAGGTTCTTTTCACCAGTCATGGCGAAAACACCAGTCAGAATATCAAGAATGGTATCCTGATCGACACCTTCCCAATATTCGGCCACCTGCTGGGCAATGTTTTCCATGAAGTCAACACCGCCAGTAATGTCATGGGAGAAGTCGCGTTCAGTCCAAGCCTTGGCACGACCCACAACCACAACACCCTGTTCATAGGTCTTGGTGGAAGTGGCGGCAATGTCGGTCTGACCGTCATAGTTCACCACATCACCATCAAGCAGGCCGCGCATGGCAATACGGGCGTAGGAAGTGCCGTTCTGGTTGGCGAAAACGGACTTAATATCCGGGTTGCCAGCCAGCGCACGGGACTTGCGCAGTTCGTTCATCTTCAGGTTGGGAATACGACCCACCATATACTTGAACGCTTCCGGGTTGAAAGACTTTGCATCAAATTTGGTATTGGGCATTCAGATTCATCCTTTCTTAGAATTTAGCTCAAAGTGGCTTCCGGGTTTTCGGCAAGGTAGGCGCAAAGTTCATCATAGGTCATCTTGGACGTATCAACGCCCTTGTCACCATCTTCAATGCCATCCTCACCAGTTTTTGCGCCCTTCATCTTGGGCGCGGTAACGGCGTTGAACATGAACTTGGAATCCTCGGCCTTGGTCAAGGCGGCAATCTGTTCACGCAGACCCTTCACCTTGCCATCATCACCAAGTTCAGCCTTTTCCAGATCAAGCAGCGCCTTCACAGCCTTGTGGTTCTTGGCCTTGGCTTCAGTCAGCGCTGCTTCCACATCGGAATCAATGCGAACCTTCAGCAGTTCAGCAGCATGGGCTTCATCCTTGGCTTTGTTCTCATTCTGAAGGGTGGTAATCTGCTGCTTCAGATCATCCACATTCCCGGCAGATTTCAGGCTTTCAATCTGCTGGTCACGTTCCTTGACCGTATCTTCAGCAGTTTTCTTGGCATTGTTCACTTCATCAAAGCGCGATTTGGGAACAAAACCCTTCAGTTCTTCGGCTGACGCATTGGCAATCTTTTCAGCGGTTTCTTCGTCAAGCCCCAGCTTCACCAGTTCTTCCTTTTTCATGGTCAACATCCTTTCACAAACTCATTTGTTATCCCGGTTCAGTCCGGTTCTGTTTGTCCGCTGTTCGCCAGCGGAAAGCGGAGATATATAAACCCTTTCAGGGGGTTTATCAGAATAAACGGCGCGTTATTCCCCTTTCGATTGCAGAAAAACCACTTATATAAAGTGGGCAAAAGAGAGGAAAGCGGGTAGGAGGTAAGAGAACCCCGCCTGTCCTATACTTTGGACGCGCCTGAAAATGGACATAAGAAAACCACCCTGCCGTTTGGCGGGTGGTTCAGTCAACATCAACGCCCGAATCCTCGGAATTGTGATTCTTCATCCATTCGTTGAATTCGTCCACAATTTCCTTGGGCGCTCCCGGCTTCAAATGCCAGTTGTCAGGTTCAGGAACAAAGTATTCACTTTCAAAGAATTTGGGCATCATGTTATTTCACCTTCACTTTCTTCATGAATTCGTCAAGCTGCTTGCCCAGCTCCACGGCAACACGGCGCGGGGATGGGGAATCCAGCAGTTCAGCGAATGCTTCAGCAAACCATTCACGGTTGTTCTTTGTGGCGTAACCGCTGACTTCATTGAAAGTGTCAGCTACCTTCAACCCACAAGCCTTCATGACCTTTGGACGCAGTTCAGCGGAAACATCCTTGTAATCATAGGAATAACGGCTTTTCGCACCAGCAAGCCCCATATTGGTCAGCGTACCGTCAACGGCATGACCGATTTCATGAACAACGATACTGCGCCAATCGGTATTGGCCGGGTGGAAACCGCCCCGAACATCCCGTTCATAAGAGGCCGCAAGTTTGGTGTGGTCATTGAAATACTGACTATTGATTTCAACCTTGCCGCCGCCCCTTGTGTAACATTGGGCGTATGTGCCGCCGTCAAGACGTTTACACACAACAGCGTCAATGCGTCCCTTCATAGCAGGATAGCGGTCAAATACCCGTTCATAGGCAAGCGCCACTTCCTGCGCTGTTTCCAGATCACAGCCGGAAAGGGAAACAAGCTGGTTTTGATCGGTGCTACCGACCCTGAACCAACCTTGTCCACGCAACCACTTTTCAACTTCACCAACCGTTGTGCAAGCCCGTACACCTTTCAGTATATCGCTGCCGGAAGTCGGGGTCAAGCCCTGCTTGCTGCCGCCATCCACGAAAGACTGTTTCCAGTCCTCGTATTTGGTTTCACGGGGTATATAGTAGGTTTGCCCGGTTTCCGGGTCACGCGCTGCACGTTCACCGATACCAGCCAAATCTTCATAATAAGGCGCTGTGCAGCTTCGACACCAAGGATGAAGCGGGGGAACATTTACCCCCGGTTGATAATCCCGCATGTCGAAAACCTGTCCATCCATTTCCCGGCACACATCGGACGTTCTATCATCCAACGTGGCTATGAACTGGAATTTCCGAACATCCAGCGCTTTATAGCAATTCCCTTGGGACACGGCCTGAAAATAGGCGCTTTCCGTGAACACCAGCCTTGCGGCCTTGTGTTCTGCAACACCCATCTTTGCAGCAATGATTTTCACCGATTCAGCCGGGGACTTTCCCAACATCAGGTTTTGCGTCAACTGTGTGCGCAGTTCCCCAATCAGGGCTTGCTTATTCGCCCAGATTCGTTCTGAAAAGTTCCTACCGTCCACCGTCCAAGGGGTATTGATGATGGTGACAAGCGCCTTCTGATTGACCGCCGCAATATCCCACGCCACACCAACGCCCCTTTGGATTTCAAAGGCCGTGTGGTAATAGGAATCAAGGTAGGTTTTTTTCATCAGCGCGTCAAGGGCATCCGTTTGACCACCATACAGCACTTCAACCGTGTTCTGAAGTTCAAGCTGAATAGCCTGAAGGCGAGTCACATGGAAACGGGCAGAAGCGTTTTCAAGCTGCTTTGACCAATCGGCAGAAATGCCGTTTTCCTTGCCGTGCTTGATATACTCATTGACCGTCCACCTGAATTCCTTCAGTTCCTTGGTGTTTAGCTGCCGCCGTGCTTCCTTCATGGAAACCTGATTGTTCACAGCATAGCGCTGATACCAAGTGGAAAGCTGCCGTTCAACTTCGTGCTGTGCAGTTTTGAACTGCCGTTCAATATCGTCAGCCACTTCAACCGCTGCTTTGTGCTGGGCTTGCTCCATTTGGGTGAAACGGCCAATCCAGTATTTCTTATTCGGCGTTGGCATCGTTATCACCCGCCTTGGGTTGCTTGCTGAAGGTATTCAGGTAGTCATCAGCCATTTCTTCTTCACGCTGCTTCTTCCGGCGCTCCATTTCTTCCTGTACGTCATCCACCCAAGGATGTTGTGCAACCAAGGTTTCATCAGACAGGATTCCAACGGATTTACCGATATTATCAATGACTTCAGCTTCATTGATAAGAATATCACGGTTGAAAATTACAGAAACTTCTTCATTTTCAAAATCCCCCAATCCAGTATTTGCAAAATGGCAATTCACGAACCAAAGCAGTTCTTCAAAAGCCGCTTGGAATTCGGTTTCCATTTCGTTTGCGTCAAGGTCAATATCAGAATACATGGACTGGATGTTCATTTGGTTGGGTTCACCGCTCATGCGGTCATCCTTGGCATCATAGCCCATAGCATTTTCAATAATGGCCTTCTTGAAGATTTCCAGAATGGATTTATAGTTTTCTGCGTTCACTTCTACCTGAAGGGTTCGCAGATCACCAGCAGCACCATCAATGGTTTTCACTTTGACAGTGCCATACTGCGCAAGGTTGCGCCGGAAAGACCCCAGATTTTCACCATCATAATTCACCAGAATCAGAATGGTGTTTCGGGAATCTTCTTCCATGTTGTTCTGAAAGTTGGAAAGAATGGTGTTCATACCGTCCTGAAGGGACTTCACACACCGAATCAGCGGGGTTTCTTCTGCATCCCGCTTGAAGGGAATCAGGGGAATCTTCGACCAGTTGAAGGGGTGAACGCCGTTCAGCGTGAAATAACTCTGCTGGAACGGTTCTTCAGGAACAAGGGATTGACCATCCAGCCTGAAATAGTGAATACCCGCTTCATCAAAGACTTCCACCTTTTCCACAATCCGTTCATCTTCGCCTTCATAGGAAATCATGGCGTAAATGCGGATAGCGTATTCAAGGAAGGTGTGGTCAGCATCAGCCCAACCGGGAATGATTTCATGGCCGCTGAACTTCTTGAACACGAATTCACCGTTTTCATCGTAGGTGGGAAACACCCACACGATACCTTCATTCAGCGCACACTTGCCCACATTCTTCATCAGCCGCATGAAGCGGCGATTGAACAGGGTGTTCAGCGCGTCAAGGTATGCGGTATTCTTGCATTGGAAGGTGATGGGCTTGCCCAGAAGATAATTGGCTTTCTGGTTCACCATCTTTTTATACTGGTTATCCACGATTCGGTTATTGGGAAGGTTGGTCACTTCAACCAGATCACCGCCTTCGCCAATCACCATGCGCTTCTTGGAAAGAATGTCGTGCTTGCCGTCATAATACCGCTTGCCCGTGAACATTTCCATTCTGCGCCGGGAAGTCTTGAAACGGGTAATTTCACGTTCAATGAACTGCTTATCCGTCATGACTTCCTTTCGACCCCGCGCAAGGTGGTTCAAAATACCATCTTGAAAGTTGAACACTTCGTTCACCCCCTTTCAAAATATTGCTTAATATGTTGAAATCCTTGATTTATAAGGGTTTTCAGCCTGTTTTGTTACTAACCCGCTATTATTTGTACTTGTGCGCCCACCAAATGGACAGCATCAGCAAAATACTGAACGGGATGAACAGCAAGGGGAAAGCCCACAGAAGATACAGCTTCATACACATTTCCCCTTTAATCAAAGCTGAAGGTTTCGCCCTTGATGAAGTCCTCACAACCGTAACGCATTGCGTCCATCAGGTGGTTGAAATCATCCACAGGCACATTCAGCCGTTTTCCTGTCTTGGTGTCGGTGTCCCATGTATAGTTGCTGATTTCGGTAATGAAGTTCACGCAGCGGGGATGAACAATGATTTGGAAATCCTGAAGATAGTCAATGCCGTTGCGCACACTATCCTTGCCCTTTCGCGCTGCCCGAATATTCACAAGTCCCAGATCACGCAAGCGGTCAATGGACTTGGGTTCAGCGCAGTCAGCACGGATTTTCTCTTTGGCATAGCCCATGTTCACAACCTCGGTGTGAATGGCTTCATTGCTCATGCCGCGCTTGTACATTTCATCAAACACCCACAGCGTTTTTGCCGTGGGGTCAACCAGACCACAGAACAAAGCGGAAGGGTCATTGGTATAGCCAAAGTCAAGACCAAAGGCAGAACCAACGCTGTCCAGTCCACGAATGGAATCAATGCTGAACGCTTCTTCACGCCAGTTTTCAAAAATCAAGCCTTCAGCAATGCCCCAATGACCAAGACCCGCCACCTGATAACGGCGCGGGTTCTGTTCCTTCATGCGCTCAAACAAGCGCCTGTCAGCTTCATCCAGCCATTCATTACACAGGTAATTCGTGGTCATGGCAAGAATATCAGGGCTTGGGGGCGCATCAAAGAAGCGCTTCTTCATCCAATGGTGTTGATTCCACGGGTTGAAGGTCAGGGTGATTTGTTTGAACAGCCCATCCGGGACTTCACCACGAATGGATTCATCCAGCATATCAAAGTCAGCTTCATTCATGACTTCATACGCTTCTTCAATCCACATCCAGCACAGGCAACCCACTTCAACGGTGATGGACGTGACCTTCAACGGGTCATCCAGTCCGCGAAAATAGATTTTCTGTCCCGTGGGCTTGTACGTCATTTCAAGGGGGGATTCTTTGAAATCCCAATAGGCATCCACGCCCAGACGGTGAATAGCCCATTTCAGTTCTGTGAAGCAGGAATCCTTCAAGGTTCTGAAGGTCTTGCGAACCACCAGAAGATTTGCTTGGGGGTATTCCATGATTCGGGTGATAAAGTTCAGCGCCGTGGTTTTGCTTTTCTTGGAAGCACGGCTTCCCTTGCAAACCCGGTATCTGCCTTTGAACCGCCAGAATGTACCGTAACCCCTGCCCACCACATCAGGAAGGTGGACGCGAATTCTGTTTTTCACAAGGCATCAGCAGCTTCAAACGCCTTCAGCAGCTTGGGGAACTGAATAGCAATCCAATCCACCACCGTTTCTTCTTGGCCGTACTGCTGATGTTCCCAAGAAGATTGAAGGCCGCTTTCATTCATGAAGGCATGAATGATTTCATGGCGTTTCACACACTTGATGTAAGATTCAAGGTCGTCCAGATCATTTTCCGGGCAAGTACTGACAACGATTCGGTGACTTGAAGAATCACAAAACCCGTCACACTTATTCATTTTCAAGTATTGTTCAGTATCAGGGGACAATACTTCAACTGTGTATTCAGTCCCCAATACGTTAATCTTCAAGTTCGTCACCCCCGGAAATCACCACGGGGATAACCCCGTCAACGTTCAATTTATCGTTGAACATGCCGTAGCGCTTGCCCAGCAGTTCAGCAGCCTTCAGCTTTTCTTTTTCATCTGGGGCTTTCTGCATGGTTCGGGCAGAAGAAACGCCTTCCCCGCACCCCTCGACAACAACAACTTCAGCTTCACTTTCACCGCGCATCACGGAAGTCAGGTATTCCATGATTTCAGTTGCATCCGCGATTTTGAGTGAACGCGCCTTTTCCATCCGTTCATCAAGTTCAGTTTTGATTTCAACATTTTTCAACAGGCGTTGACCTTGGCTGTACGCCGTCTTTACGCTGTACCCTGCACGAATCGCCGCTTGGGTTGCGTTCAGGTCAATCATGTATTCATCTACAAACCGCATCTGCCGTTCATTCAGCATGGAATCACCGTCCTTTCGTGTTTTTGAATACGAAAAAGCGCCCTGCATCAGTATCAGCCGAAACTGACACCGTGCAAGGCGCTTTTTCAAAATGCGCAGTATAATATTATCAAAGATCAAGTGTGAAATGCAATGAAATTTAGTGAAATTATGTGCAATCAGGAACAGAAAAGTTTTTCAGCGCGTTATTGTGAATCTGATGAACCCGGCGCACATCATCAAATCCCATTCGTTCCTGAATTTCAGACCATTGAAGGAATTCGATATATCGCAGCCGCAAAAGAAGCTGTTCATTTCTGTTTTCAATGGCGCTGATTGCCCTTCTGATTTCTGCCTTCAGATCAACGAATTTGTCAATTTCAGCATTGATTTCTTCTTCAAGATCAATGATTTTTGAAATGATATTTTCAATACGGCTTCCGGGAAGATTGCCGCCCTGAACGCGCTCTGTATCACAGTTTACGCCTGAAATGCTGGTGGACAGTCCGCGCAGATCATTCAGTTCTGCAAGGTCGCTGTCAATCAGTTCATTCAGACGGTATGCCTGATTCAAGTATTCCTTTGCCGTCAAGGTCATCATCCTTTCTGTATGGTTTGCCTGTGTTACGGTTTGTTACGCTTTAGCCCGTTAAAGCGTAACACGAAATTATAAACGCATATAATGAAGGAAAATTTCTGTGTTACGGTTGTTACGGTTGTTACGGTTATTTTCAATTTCTATCGCACGCACGCGCACGTTATATATTATATACTTCATTTCTCATACATTGCGAATTGAAAATATATAAGAAGTGCCGCGCAACTGTAACAACCGTAACAGACCCCGAAAAACCCTTATATATCAAGGCTTTTCGGTGTTACGGTTGATGTGTAACAAACCGTAACACGAACCGTAACACCGCAAGCGCGACTGTGTGAAAGACTGGTTACAGCCGATTATTTAGCGTGACCACCAAGGCATTTCGTCTTTCTTCAAGCTGAACCTTTGACAGCTTGCGCACAGGCCAAGCCATCAGTTCATCACGCACTTCTTTCAGGGTTGCTTCGTAATGCTCCTGTGTTTCATAAACACGGTCACATTCCCCAGAACAAACAGATTTGTTGGGGTTCAGGTTGGCATCATGCAGCGCATCACGGAAGAAGTCAGCCGCATCAGAACCAAGTTTTTCATCCAGCATCCGGGCAAACTGTTCATTGTCCCAAATGGTTTCAGGCTTATCCTGAATCAGAAGAACATGGGGCATCAGGATTCACCTTCCTTTTCCAGCATGGATTCAGCAGAAAGGGAAAGAGGCGGGACACCCGTTCCCATTACCAGCACATACAGCCGCCCGGTTTTTGCAATAGTTTCCCGTTCTTCCGGGGTCAGCTCCCAACATGTCTGAATGTGGGGAACACCGTTCACGTCATGGCATTTCGTGGCCGGAAGATCACCACAGCCTTCCAGCACGAACACGGCATTGGTATCAGCAGTTTTCACAGGGTACATAATCACACCCCCTTGATTCTTGCGGCCATCATGTCAGCGGTATGGGTATACAGCACATTGGGGAACTTTTCAACGGCCTTTCCAAAGGCATCCACATCACCCGGCACATAAGCGCCCATATGATAGCGAATGCAGAACAGTTCTTCAGGGGTCAGGGTCATGAATTGGGAAAGCAGCATCACGGACTTTTCACCATGACCCTTCAGCAGCGGTTCAACGTGTTCATAATGAACTTGCCGTTCCTTGGGTTCATCCATGCCGAACATGATAACCCCTTCGTTGTCCACCACTTCCTTGTAAATGTCGATCTTGCACAGATCATGGAACATGCCCACAATCAGCGGGGATTCAGGACGCTTCCATTCCAGCTTCAGGCCATCAGTCAGCTTCAGCAGGGATTCAGCAACCGCCTTGGAATGGTCAAACAACCCGCCTTCATACGCTCCATGATACTTGGTGGAAGCGGGGGCAGTAAAGAAACCCGTGGAAATCAACCAATCCACAAAGGGAATGGTCAGGGAACAGGGCTTCATGAATTCATTGAAATAGTGCAAACGCTGGGCTTCATTCATGTTTCTTACCTCTTTTCTTTATCACATAATTCAAAGCAACCAAAGCCCAATAGACAGACACCAATTCCCACGGGGCTTGATGATTTCTGCCCACATACAGGGCTATATAAAGGGCGATTGCGCACAGAAGCGGGGTAATCATTCATCTTCTGTCCTTTCAAGGCTCATTTGGGCAAGGGGACAAGTTTCACCCTTCAAAGGGAAGTCCCAAGGGTACAGGGCTTCAAGGTCTTTGCGGATGGGGCATTGCTTCACGCTGCTGCCGCGCTTTTCACAGAAAAGGCATTCCCAATTTATCACCCGTTCAACGGTGTTCACCAAAGCATCATCCGGCACATAACAGAAGCCTTCTGCCCGTCTGCCGGAAACGTCCATACCCACCTTGATTTCACAGGTGGTGTGGGAAAGATCACGCCGAATCTGCAATAACTTTTTTTTTCGGGATGGTGTCAAGAACCTTCTGCATCAGCTTTTCAGAAAGCACCATCAGAAGGCGGTAATCACGCCAAGCCCCCGGAACAGTTTTCACGCGCTTTTCCAGATCACCAGCGCACTTATTGAAGGAACTGACCATGCCGAACAGTTCACGCAGCGCATAGTATTCACGCCCAGACAGCGGCACACGGTCTTTGTCAGGAATCATGGTTTCACCCTTCCTTTCATTGATGAAGGGGTGTACACGAATGCACACCCCTTCACGGTTTATCTGAAGCATCTGCCCGTTTTTGAATCCTTAATTTCAATGCGGTTCAGAAGTTCAAAGCCGCTTTCACGAATGATGAACTTCAGCACTTTAATCAGGAAATTGACCTTGTTTTCAAGGGCAAGTTCTTCCTGCGTCACATTGGTCATGGCTTCATAGGTTGTCGGGTCATGATAACCTTCAGGGTTGTATTTGCTGATTTTCCTGCTCATAGGGACACCCCCCTGCATTTGGAATAATGTTCGGGGGTACAGGTGGAACGGACGGGACACCCTTCACATGGGTCAGCGGTCACGGAAACGAACCTGATTGTGAACCACACAAGGAACAGATACACGATGAAGCCCAGAAGATAAATCATCTGCGCATCCCTTCATTGCATCCAAACCGTTCGCTTTTTCCGCGCTGATACAGTTTCCATGCTCGCCAGTTGTACATATCCACGATTGCACCGCCCAGAAACATGAAAAACAATGCCCACCAGATGTTGATACCCATAATCAAACCGCCTTTCATTTGGGCTGTTCAGAATCCGTCAGCCGGGACAGCAAAAACAGTTCATATAACCGATTTCGCAGCTTCAGAAGATTCCCGGTCAATGCGTCTGATTGCCCAATCAATCTTTGAATTTCTTCTTGTATCGTTTTCGCTTCCACATTCCCCATAACGGAATGTAGCGCTTTGAATTTGTCCCGCTTTGCCGCATAGACCCTTGTTTTTTCCTGAACTTCTGCAAGCTGAACTTCCAGCAGATCACGCAGCCGTTCCAATTCAGGAATCAGGCCGATTGCACAAAGCCGGGCGTTCTTGGGGTCAAAGGTCAGGTGGTCTTTATCCGGGGGAACATTCTGCTGCATGCAGTATTCTTCAGCGTCAAACAGCTTCAGAAAGGGAACGGTGTGGTTGACCATATAACCATGAAGGTTTTTCTTCTCTATGTGCTTGGCATACACATGGGGTTTTTTATCGCTCATGGTGCTCATGCTCCCACGATCAATTCCTTGGCGTAGGGTAGGGTTTTCACCCAATCGCAGAATACACGCCATTCGTTTAACTTGTGATGATTTCGGGCATGATACATATTGACAAGCACTTCATAATTCAGATCAACCGTCCGGCGCTGATTATAGCTGGAAGGAAGAAGCTGAATCATCTGTTCCCAATACTTTTTCCGCAAACTGGAATTCGGTTCAGTTTCGTACTGATACCGGGCAATGTTGATTGCCTTGATGGTTTCCTTCAGCATTTCAATCCAAAGATTCTGATACACTTCTTCACCATCATTCAGTTCAGCAGGAACAAGCACACCAAGGTTTTCATGACTGAAATCATCCAGCGTCAAATCACGGGAATGAATCTTGTGCATGGTGGAACAGGAATTGGCAACCGTGCCGATTTTATAGGTATCATATTCCTTCCACCAGTAAAGCGGGGCGGTAATATCGCATTGAACGTGAATCATGCGCATGAATTTACGGTCATCACTTCCCGCATTGCGCAGCCGCTTCATTAGGTCAAGGTCATTTTCGCCCAGCTCAACACAGGGCATGGGATAAAAGAATGTGGTTTCCCTTCCTTCCTGAACGGTTACGAATTTTTCAAAAACGCTATCCGACTTCCCCCAACTTTCAAGGGGATTGCGCATACCGCGCACAGCGCCCTTCCAACCAAAGGTTTCGGTGTTCTCAATACGAATCATACTTTCACGCCCCTTCTGTTCAGTTCGCGCCGGATGTACCACAGCGCCTTGGATAAATCTTCATTGGGGTTGCCCTTGTGGTCAGCACGGGCAACATATTTCACGACATTTCCCAAATTGAAGTTCAAGTTCCAATCTTCGATTGCATCAATCACTTCAATTTTGCCCATATTGTAATGGGTAGGATGGTTCACGGAATTGTTATTTCCGTTCATTCGGCTTCACCGCCTTTCATTTGTCGCATGAAGGGCAAACTTGCCGCCCTTCAGGAATCAGTTCACCGCAGCACACACAGCGGTTGTTCAGTCCATCAAGGAACATCCTGCTTCCCGTGGCTTCCACCTGTCCGTTGTACTTGCCGTGATAGGGCGATTCAACCAGGGTGGTTTCAAAGAAAACAAGCTGTCCCACAGGATAGCCGGGAACAAGCAGCAGTTCAGCCGTGGATTCATTCACCAGTTCAAGGGTGATATGACCCGAAAAACCGGGGTCAATGAATCCGGCGTTCTGCACCGTCAGGCCGATTCGACCAATGGAAGAACGCCCCTGAACGAAAGCGGCCAGATTGGGCGGCATGGTGATTTTCTCCATCGTGGTTGCCAACACGAATTCACCGGGCTTGATGGTGTAAACTTGACCGGGGGTTACTTCCACCCGGTCATATTCCATTTCCCATCCAAGCTGAACCATCTGACAGGGCTTGGGCTTCAGGAAGGTGCTGCCCAGCCTGATATTCAGGGAAGCGGGATTGATTTGCTTTGCATGGGCGTTTTCTACAACACCCACAGCAAACACCTTTTCCCGAATATCCTTGTCACCGTAGATCATAGAATCATCCTTTCTTGCTGAACACGCGCACCGTTTTTGAACCCACGCGCTTGATTGCCGTTTCAAAATCCAGCAGCTTATTGATAGCCTTGGAAAACTCAATCTTGGACATGGGCTTCAGGTTATTGGCAATGCAGAATTCAGCATAGCGTTCATATACTTCAGCCGTTGGCTGATTTTCGATGTAATAGCCTTCTTCCTCGCATTCCCGAACAAAGGCAAGAACGGGATTGTTGGATTCTTCGTATTCATCCAATTCTTTCTGTACCTTGTCGGACGGGGTAAACTGCCGGGAATCCAGCACCCTTTTCAAGCCCTCAACGCCCACACGAATCAGGTATTCCACCGCTTCCTGTGTGCGCAGCTTATCACCGATGAACGGCACATAATCCGGGTCTTGAGGGCTGAACTTTGCCCCAAAGGGAATGATGATTAGACGGCGCTTGATTGCGTCCCAATCACGGCCTTTACCCATGCGGGGAATGTTGTTCGCGCTGAAGAACAGCTTCACAAACGGTTCAAATTCAAACTTGGGTTGCCCCTTCTGTTCAGCGTCAATGGTTTCACCCGTGACAATCTTCTTGAAAATGCTGGTGTCCACCACAAATTCATCCGAAATATCGTCACCCACGTTTGCCAACTTGCCAAACAGCATGACCGTTGAAAAGCGGTCAGACAGCTTTTTCAGATCAAGGCTGGACACGTTTTCACGCCCAAGCATGAATTTCACCATGTTCAAAAAGGTTGATTTACCATTTGAACCGCTTCCCGTCAGGATGAAGGCTTTGCCAAGTTCATTGCGCCGGAACAGGCAATATCCCGCCGATTCTTCCAGCAGGGCGCGAATTGCCCGGTCATTGCAAGCAATCTTGTTCAAGGTCTTGTCCGTCAGATCATCATAGGCGTTGGGGTTGTAATCCCATTCAATGCGGTTGGTGATAACGTGTTCAGGGGCAAAGGGGATGAAGGTATCATCCAGAATATTCAAAAGGCCGTTTCTGAAGGCCAGCAAATGCGCCGGGGCGGGTTCGGTATTCTCCCGAACCAGAATTTCCAGATAGGCTAATACTTCTGTTCGCTGTGCCTTTTTCAGATCAGGAATCAGTTCAATCATAGCGCTTTCAAGCGCAGCATACCCGCTTTTGTAAATCCCATCTTCATAAAGGTGAAGCTGGTTATTGATTCGCAAAATGTGGGAATTGTTCTTCAGGTACACGGCGAACTTATCAAACAGGAAGGTTGAACCCCTGAAGAAAATGGGCTTTTTGAAGGCGTCATCACGCAGAATCACTTCAAGTTCATCATCTGAAAGGGGGTCTTTCAGGATAAAGCGGTTGATGATTCTGATACATTCACGGGTTTCTTCCACGCTGAAATCATTAGCCTGAAGGGTCAAAATGTAATTGAAAAGCGCTTGATTGCGTCCTTCCCCGGCTTCCATGCTCAAAAATTCGGCTGAAGTTTTGACCGGGAACAGCCATTTGGGGATTTCCTGATATTCCTGCCCTTCTTCAATATCCCATTCAATGAACCGTTCTTCACCGTCCACCTTCAGGATTTCATAGGAATTGGAAAAGCCGGATTTAATATCAGCAGTCAACCCACAGGCAAGGGTGGAATGGGTTGAACACTTTTCAATTCGGGTGTTCTTGAACAGGAAATGCTTTCCCCTTGTGGTTTGATACACCCGGCAATTCAACTGAAGGGCTTCCACAATGTTCATCAGGGTTTCAGCTTGTTCAGCGTCATCCAGATCAACCAGAATGGCATTGGAAGCAAGCACACCCGCGAATTCAGGAAGGTTCTTGATTTCCTCATAGGTTTTCAGGTCAGTCCTGTCTTTGTATTTTTCAATACAGCGCTTGTTTCTGGTTGCTACATACCCACGGAAGAACACGGTTCAACCCCCTTTCCTGCGCCTGTGTTGCCACAAGGTTTTTTTGCACCCATGTTAGATCACTCCGAAATCTTTCAATCGTTTCCGCGCAAAGGCAATATACCATTGCTTATCCAGATTCGGGGGAACGGGTACACCGTTCACAGCATCATTCCAAATGAAGCAATGTTCCGGGCTGTTCGGTATCTTTTCCGGCTTCCCGGTTCTCACGCTTATCTTGGTAACGCCCCCGTCACCCGGATTGGTGGACGCGAAAACCCGAATACACTTTTCCTTGATTTTCTTGCCCTGTGCGTCCCATATAAGCGTTATCTGACCGTCAAGCCCCTTTTCCTTGTGATACCTTGCCCCGTGGCGAATCTCGCTATATTTGCCGGAAATCTTGGTCACAAGCTGGAATTCTTTCAGATCATTGCAGCCCAGAATGGTTTCTTCCACGGGAACACCCTTCACCATGTAATCCACCAAGGCTTTGTTCAGGATGGGAAGGTCATAATCAAGGGGGGACAGCTTCTTCACATAAGCGCCTTTGCATTTCCACTTCCCGGAAGCATCCACGATGATGTAATTGTTCACATCCTTCTGGAACACTTTCCTGTATTCGTCAAATTCCAGCGTCAAGCCCGTCCGCTGCTCCCATTCATGGCAAATATCATCAATCAGAAAGAAGGTTTCATCCGAACCATCCGGCAGTTTCACAAGAACACCGTCTGTGTTGGATTGAATGATTTTGCAATGGGGTTCAAGCCGTTCCATCAGGTCAACCAGCAGTAATTGACCGTACACACAAACACGATTTGCTTGCAGGGGGTCATATAATGCGTTCTGCGCGTCCTTCATGACACCATAGGTGGAATTCAGCACCAGCTTCAAGGGGGCTTGCAGGGGGTTCTTCTCTGCCTTATATTTCAGGCGGGTGTGGTAAATCTCAGTGAACTTGGCCGGGTTGGGAATGTTCCGGCTGTGAAGGTTGTACCGAATCATCAAAGACGGGTACAGGGAAGCAACGTCCATGTTCAAGTAATACCCTTCACCCGAATACTTTTCCAGCGCTCCATGAACACCGCCCCAACCGAACTGATGGGGTACACCCGCAATCATGGTTTCAAGCTGCACTTTGTTCCCGTGTTCATCGGTATAGCGCCGATTAGCGGGATTCCTGTACCAATCCACCACTTGGGTATATTTTTCAATGCGCATGGTAGACGGGAAATCAATGTCAAATTCGTCATCATGGGGTTTCTGTGTTGCCCCCAAGATCACCGCTGACAACTGCGCTTTGGTCTTTCCAATCAGGGAAAGGTCAAGCGCCCCGCCTTGACAGGCCAGCTTCACAAGGCCAAGATGGGCTTCAAAATCACCTTTGCGCTTCAGGAACACTTCAATGGTCTGCTGAACATCGTGACGGCAGTATTTCACCGTTTCTTCGATTTCTTCAGGGGTCAGCTTTCGTTCAATGTCAAAGGGAACGGAAGATTCCCGAATGTCATTGCCCATGAAACCTTCAAAGGATTTCAAACCCCTGTCCGTGTTCTGCATCACATCATAGTTGTTCAAAGGAATTTGGCGCAGCATTGAACTGAATTTCCATCCCGGATTACCCTTCAGGATGATGAAATCATTGATTCGCTTGGGGTCAAACCCGCACAGAATCCCCTTGAAAATGTATTGGTCATAATGACGGCTATTGAAGCCAACCCAAATATCCTTCACGTTCTGCTGATACAGTGCTTCCAGCGCTTGGGCATCGTTCACAATAACGTGTTCTTTCTTGGCTGTCATATCCATGACCACAACCAGCCAATCATATTTGAATACTTCAAAGTCGTAAAACAGCACTATCTTCACCACCCTTTCCAAAGCACACCCGGCAGGATGTGAAGTCCTGCCGGGGCGCGTATTCAATTAGCCTTCGACCTCGAAAACCTCGGTGATTTCGTACTTGCTGAAGCCCTTCTTGCCTTCGCTGAACTTCAGGGCATATTCCAGCTTGCCGGAAATCGCTTCGTGAATGTCCATAATCAGGTTGCCATACTGCTTGTAGGTCTTGAACTCCACGTCAAGCCCAGAATCCAGCGAACGCAGGAACTCATTGGCAATGTGAACCTGAAACGCCTGTTCCACCACCTGATTGTAGAAGATGAAGCTGCCCTTGTACGCGCCTTCAGACAGCACCTTGAACCAGATGGAAAGCATAGGCTTCTTGGTTTCCTTCGTGGCAACCAGTTCCATCTTCTCAATGGAAACTTCATATTCACCGTGGGGAACGGTCTTGTATTCGCCGGAAGCGGAATTCTTCACATCATCGGCAAGGGCAGAAGTGTCAATGGCCTTATCAAATTCATCCCAAATGTTGTTGCTCATAACAAAATACTTCCTTTCGCACATCTTGTTTTTGAAATGGGTTGTTTTTCAGGGGTTTTTCAGATCAAGTTGAACTTTTCAGGGGGAAAATGTTCAGTTTGATTATTCATCCGGGGTTTCCTGGAATTCGGTGAAAACGAAATGAAGCACACCGCCCAGAATGCCCATCAAAAGCGCCTGTTCCGGGGTCAGATCACCAAATGGGTTCTGCTTGGGATTACAGGACTGTTCCTTGGGGGCTTCCGGCTTGGGTTCATAGCCCTTGAAATCATTCCACAGGGCATTGAAAAGAAGTTCCTGCGCCGCATTGTTCATCAGGGACTTCAGCAGCGGGTCAGAAAGCATCTTCATCCCAAGATAGGATTCAAACGCCTTGCGCTGACGCGCTTCCACATCTTCAGGGGTCATACCCTTGAGCGGGGTCAGATTGCGGTTTCCACGGTGAATAGCTCTGAAAAGGCCGTTGCCCTTCAGTACATTCAAAAGCGCGGTATACTTGCTCATTATTCACCCCTCCTTTTGCGGGTACGGGTCACAGGCTTGGGGGCAGGGGCTTCCATTACTTCACCCGAATTTGGTTCAACTGTCTGCATCCCGGCGTCAGCGGCATCAGCAGCGGCAGTTTCTTCCTGCTGCACGGCTTCAGCCAATCCGGCAGGGGTTTCCATTTCAGCGGGTTCTTCCGCTTCAGGGGCGGGAACTTCAGCAGCGGGGTTCACATCCGGCTTTTCGGCCTTGGGCTTGCGGGTGGGCTTGTCCTGCTGCACCGCTGCCTTGGTGTTCTTGTTGGCTTCAGCGTACACCTGAACAAAAGCGTCATAGTCAAGCGGAATCTGCTTTTCCTTGACGGTCAGACGGCCACCGCCGAAAATGACTTCGTTGGTCTTGAAGGACAGAACACGTTCATCACCATCAGCAATGACACGCGCCACAATATCCACCATGCCAGCAACCTTGTTGGAAACCTTGTCCTGAAGATTGGGCTTGATGGAAGTCAGCTTGTCACCGCCCTTCTTGGTAATGTCCTTGCTGGTGTCCTCATGGGAAATCAGGATAATGTTTTCATAATCCAGATTCATCAGGCGGCGAATGGTGGACAGGAATTCGGTTCGCACCTTATCCCATGCGCGGAAAGAATCATCAGATTCATGGGTGATACCCATTTCTTTGTACATGTACAGGCGGCAAGCCTCATACACATCTTCCAGTAGATCAACCACAATGGTCTTGAAATCGTTCTGCTTCTTTTCAAGTTCGTCAATGACTTCCTTGAAAATCTCCCACGCCAAGGTTCGCTTGGTCATGCGCCCGGAAACTTCCACCTTATCCTTGATCGGAATGAAAGGGGCATCCACAAACTTGATGTTGCCATCCGTGTTCAGCATGATGGGGTCAGGGAAAGCGTTGGCAAAGAAGGTCTTGCCGCTGAAGGGCGCACCATACAGCCACACAACACGCTTGGTCACGGCGTTCAGGTTACGGCGTTCATTCTTGGGAAGAATCATGTAATTCAGTCCTTTCTGACAAAAATCTTGATATTCACACCAGTTGCAAAGGTAATTGGGATTCTTTGGGTATTCATCCGCTTCAATCAAGGACTTTGTACCCATGAAGAATTCAATCACTTTGTTGGGGTCATAGGTCACGGGCAGGAATTCAATATTCAGTTTTGAAAGTTCACTTTCAATTCTGCGTCTGAAGTCCTGAAGGCTTTCTGTGCCTTTCTGCTTGATGTTCACCTTGGGAACAATCACATAGTTCATGTTCCGAATCTTCTTGCCGGGGTTCAGCCGTTCAAAGAAGTATTTGTAAAGGTGAAGCTGTTCAGATTCCAGATACCGTGAACCCTTGGAAGTGTACTTGAAATCCCACAGGTCATATAAACCGGGAACTTCCGATTCATGGAACATGGTTGCAGGGGTCAGAAAATCAATGAAGCCGATGAAATGAGAATCAGAAAGTGTAACTTCATACTGACCTTGGGGCAAAGCTGCCCGAACCCTCGGAATCCAGAATTCCAGCTTGATTTGCTCGTTGATGTGGGCATCCGTGATGATGGGATAGGCCATCAGGTATTCACGAATACCAGCGTCCACCCCCTTTTCAATGCCCGTATGCAGGGCATGACCAAGAATCAAAGCGTCATCCGGCTTGTCAGAAGGCAGAACCTTCAGCCGTTCCAGATAGCGCAGCTTGTACTTGAATGGACAGCTTTCAAAGCATTCAAGGCGGGAATGGCTGCATTGCATTGTTTCACCCCCTTCACAATTTCTTTGAACTGTTCAAAGCCCTTGGGATATAAGATCAGCCCCAACCCGTTTCCTTGATTGATAAGCTGCACATTCTTCTTCTGAAGTTCGGTTGGTCTGCCCGTGTCGCTTTTCATCTCCACGGCAAGGAAAAAACCGTTCACACAGATAATCAAATCAGGAATTCCCGCTTTTTGGAAGCCGCCGCCCCAGACTTTGAAAAACCACCCGCATACGGGATTCACAATCTTCTGCACAGGTGTCCCGGCAGGATAAATGCCTTCTTTTTCCAACCAGCTTTTCACCCGGTTTTCAAAGTTCTTTTCACCCGCCATCAGATCACCGTCCTTTCAGTAAAGCAATCAAATTGTGAATACCACGCACATTGGGATAACCAAGAATCTTGCCCGTTCCTGCCCAGAACTGAAACAACTTATCATCCGTTTGTCTGTAACAATGGAAATGACCGTTGACTTCGTTCTTCAGAACAAATTCAATATTGTTCTTTTTGAACTGTTCAATGGCGTATTGAATACGATCAGGATTCTTTGCAACCCGTTCCTGATGAACCTGTTTTCCATGTTCTTTCAAGGCATCCCACAATTCATCACGCATGGATTACACCTTCTTGGACTTCCTGCCGCGCTTCTTCTTGGCATGGGGATTGCCGTTCACCCAATCCCGCCAATAGATGGAAAAGAAAGAAGCCTTCCTTTCATTACCATCCTTGTCTTTGAACAGGTGCTTCCTGTTCATGCTGCCGACACCAGCGGCCTTCATGTTGGCACGGGCAATGGAACGCATCAGTTTACGCATGTGGTTCACTCCTTCACTTCAATCTTGATATATCCAGCCTTTTCGGAAGTCTTGGAACATTCTTCCGCAATGCCGGGGTAACGCTTTTTCAGCTTTGCGCTGTCAATGGTGGTTGCCGTGGTAGGTGCAACATAGGTGATTTTGACAAGCTGATTGTCAATGCTCTTGATTCCGTGGGCTTCCATCGCTTCACGCAGCTTGTCCTTCAGTTCTTTTTCCCGCGCTTCCATTGCCTTTTTGGATTCCACAACCCGCTTGATTTGCTCAAACACGGTCATATACTGCGTTTCAAAGGCGGCAAGATCGGTTTCAACCGTACCGCAATAGCCGCAGGAATCGGGGTGCTTATCGCATGGGGAATCACAGGCTGCTTTTTCCGGGCAGAAGAAGCAGCACATGTTAGAACCATTCTGGGCACATGGTTCAAAGTTACAAACCTTCATGGGGTTCAATCCTCACTTTCTTTGAACAATTCGTCCGTGTAATCACGGCGCATGTCCAAGGTTTCAAGAATGTGTTCTTCCACGCTATTTTTGCAAAGCAGGATATAATAAAAGCAAGGACGTTCCTGTCCGATACGGTGAATACGCTTCTTGCTTTGCTCATATAATTCTGATTTGTCGGTCAGCGTGAAATAAACAATGCGGTTGGCCTTTTGCAGATTCAAGCCCATAGCCCCAGCCTGATACTGAATGAAGGTGATGGAATCATCTGCTTCTTCATAGGCCGTTAAATCCTTCACAGCCCCGTTCACTTGGGAAACCGGGCGCTTCAGATCATCGGCAATGGCCGTCAGGCGGGTCAATTCCTCATTGAAGTTGTAAAACACAATCAGGCGTTCATTGGTGCTTTGAACCAAATCAGCAAAGGCTTCCAGCTTGTGGGGGTTGTATTGGCCGCATAGCATCCGGGAATACAGCCGTTCAGCAAGAATGGAATCCCCAACCAGTTCAATCCCATCTTCCACCGTGACCAGCTTTCTTTTCCTGAACCGCCGATATTCGGGAATGGTGGGAATGGAAACGGGAATGAAGTTCTGTTCCGGCAGGGTGAAACATTCTTCTGTTTTCATGAAGAAAGCGCCATGCTGCCGCAGCTTATCCTTCAGGCGGTCAACGTATTTATACGGGTTTTCAGGGTCAACCATCTTCACAGGGCGGTCATCAATGATTTCCGTGACCCAATTCACATATTGGCGGTTGTACAGTTCCTTGGAAATGTCCCAACCCAACAGGTGAATTTGTGTCCACAGGTTTTCATATTTGCCGGAAGTGGGTGTGCCGGAAAGAAGAATCACGTTCAGCGGGTTCAGATCAAGAATGAACTTTGTGCGTTTGGCTGTATCGTTCTGAATCAAGGACGATTCATCCAATATCAGCGTGAAGGCGTTCAGCTTCAGAAGTTCCTTGCGCCGCCAAGCAAGTTCATAATTGATGACCGCAACCCTTGTGGCAGGGAACACTTCTGTCCTGTCCACTTCATCCCAGAACAGCGCAGTGGATTTTTTGTCCGTCAGGTTGTACACCCGAACAGCAGCGGGATAATGGGAAATGAAATGATTCAGCCAATCATTGACCTTGGACTTCTGACAGATCACCAGATTGACCCGCGCACCAAGCCGCGCCATTTTTTCAGCACCCACAAAGGTTTTTCCCAAGCCCATGTCCATGTAATAGGCAACCCGGTTTCTGTTCGCCGTGGTTTCAAGGGCTTGGACTTGGAAGGGGAACAGGTTCATTTTGCTACCCCCTTTCCAGCTTGCAAAAGTGCGTCCATCTTGGCGAATGTGCGCCGGAACGCCCATGTTTCATGAAAATACATAGGCGTGTACCATGTGGAATCTTTACCATCCCCGAACAGCACACCCCCGGTCATCGGGTCTGTCAGGGTGTTCCCAATGTGAACATACCCGGCACAGCCCAGCATGGAAAGCTGAACAAAACACATCTGACCCACAGAAAAGTCAATATCCTGACCCACGAAAAACGCCTTTTGCTGGTAGTTCACGCCCCGCTTGTGCATCGCTTCCGCTGCCGCTATCAGGGTTGCACCACCGCCACAGGCGCAGTCATTGACCGTGACAAAGCCCTTTTCTTCAATGTGCTTGGTCAGATTTTCAACGGTGACTTCAGCCATCATCTGACAAACTGAATACGGGGTGAAGAACTGACCAGCGTTGGAATTACCAAGTTCTAGCCGCATGTAAGATTCTCCAAGATGATCTTTGAAAGGGTCAGCGTCCACAAGCCGGAAATATTCGGTTGCTGCCGCAATCATCCGTTCCCTGTCAGCTTCACCAGGGTAATGCTTCATCACATTCAAATACATTTCTTCGCGGGATTGCTTGAACTGAACCGCATTGGCAATGGTGCAAGAAAGCATGGTTATCAGATCAGACCATACTTCCCATCTACTTCTTGCCCGAAACATGGATTCAACGGACTTGATGAAGCTGTTCACCGTTAGGGTTGCACTCACTTTTCATCACCTTCATACGGGGTGGTGTCAATCTGCGCAAGGGCAACGGTGACACAGGCACGATAGACAACCGCAAACTTGCTGTCACCGTGGGTTTCCTGTACTTTGTCAAGGAATTCATCAACCGTGCCATAGAAGCAGCCGCACTTGACCTTGATGATTCCGGCCTTGTTGCGGAAGAAGGTGGTGAAATCGTTGCGCGAACCAACCGCGCCGATGGTCAGAACGTGTTCAGCCTTGAAAAGAACCGCATCACCGCAGACCTTGGCATTGCCCCAGACCTCGGCATCACCGCAGACCTCGGCATTGCCCCAGACCTCGGCATCACCGC